AAGTTCTTCCAATATGGATTTTCTTCATCAAAGATTTTCTTTTGTTCTGATGTCAATGCATGTGGGTAATCTCTGAACATATTGAATTCAGTCTTCTTATCAAAAGAAAAGACCCATTCACCTTTTACTTCAGGATTGTTCAACCACCATATCTTATCATCAGGGTTGTTTTTATACCATTTACTTGATTGTTCCATTTTTTCCCTTCTTCTGTGCAGAATCTGATGTGTTGATGTAACCAAGTAAAGATTTGAAATCATCTTTTGAAAAATCACTTTCTTCAATATCAATCATGAAATCATAAGTTGATGATGTTCCATAATCTGATGTGGAAGTACAACCAAACCTGTCATGAAGTGTATTTTTAGGATTTCCATTGAAATCTGTCCAACCACTATTATATGCTGATTGTAATTCTAAATATTGAAGTTTTCCTTCTTCTGTTTTTCTGACAATAGAAGCATGTTTTCCAACACATAAATAGTATTCTTTACCTGTTTCCACCTGTTTCAATAACCTATTACCAACAGTCAATGAACATTTTCCATCTGCTTTCAAGGTTTTGATTCCTTCAGTTTTTGATAAACCATTAAGATTCAGACCATTTGAAAAGAATTCCTGACTTTTGTTCCCCCTAAAATCAAGAATATCCCATCCCTGTTTTTGTCCAATATAAGCAAGACTAACAGAAGCACATGAACCTGAAGTTCTGTCACCACCTGCAAGAAGATTGATGATTTCTTCTTCTGTCATCTTCTTAATTTGATTCTGAACAGGATTGTAGTCAACATTCATCTGATTCAATCTTTTGAAAAATCCATCATAGTGTGAATCTTTTGAACCTGTTGGTTTAGGTAATGTTTTCAATTTCATTGTATCAGCATTACTTGGTAACTTCAAATACTTCTTTTTGAAGTCTTCAAAGGATTTGGATTTATCAAGACCAAAGAATGATGCTCTATTCTGAAGGGTTTTCAATTCAGATTCATCCAATGCCCATTTTGCCCTTTGAAGGAGTTGACATCTGCAATTGCAGACATTCCTTGCAGAACCACCAATGGATGGTGCTTTCATCTTTTCACCGCCAACTTCAAAGAAGTCATCCCATTCCCTGATTTGACCATCTGCTTCCTGATGCCAAGGTCTTGTAACTGAATCAAGTGTTGCATCCCATTGTTTTACGATATCAGCACCCTTTTTCTTTGCTTCAGTACCTGCATCAAGAAATCCCTGCTGATTCACTCTGTGACCTTCAGTTCTTGCAATTCTCATTGCCATGTTCAAGGCTTTTGACATTGGGTTATTCATACCAAGTGCAATCTTATATGCTACCTGTTGCCATGTTTCACCATTTGCAATTCCCCTTGATAACTCTGCCCTGATGGTCACTTTCAGCTTTTTGACATCTTCAGCAAGTCTTCCTTTCAAGATATCACCTGAATGATACTTGGAAGACAGCTTGGAATCTGTCTGAAGTGCAGTCAGCACTTTCTTTTGGTCAATTGGAACTGTGATTGGAATTCCCTGTTTCTGTAAAGAATACATGTTTCCAATATATCCATTGTGGTAAGCATCCTGAAGATATTCATTGATGGTTTGATAAGACCCTTTGTTCAGCTTATCAAGAATACCATCAATCTGTTTCTTCATTGCTTCCTGATATTTGACCTGATAGATGATAGACTGAAGATTCTGCATATCAGTTCTAAGATTCAGGTCATTGATTGATTTTTGCAGGTCTTTTGATGCCTGTGCATATACCTGTTTCAATTCACGCAAGGTCTTTTGTTCCTGCTGAAGCTGATATTTAGCAATCTGTTTTTCAGTCTTATTCATCTATGTCTTCACCACCTTCTTCAGGAACAATCCCTTCCAAGGTGGATTGTGCAAGCTGATTATCCTGTTCTTCATCTTCAGGAAGTTTGTCTTTGATATCTTCATAATCAATATCAAGTATTTCACAGATAGTCTGAATGATTGTTTCATCATCAAGAACACCCTGAAGTGACAGGATTATATTGATTTGTATCTGCTGTTTCTGTGCATCAGTCAATTCAATCTGTGCATTATCCTGTGCATTGGTCATGACCTCACGTTTAAAATCAAACCACACATCTGCAACCTGATAATCAGTTCCATCAATTCTGTTGATTTCACCAATGACAACCTTCACAATCTTCTTCAGGAACTGCTTCATTCTGATTTCCAATTTATTACACTTCAAATCAAGAAGTGCATATCTTGATTTGATAACAACATTGGTTACATTACCATCACCAAGCTGTGCAGAATTGAATCCCATTCCAAATCTGTAAATGTTCTTTTCATCTTCCTGCATCTTTGCCTGTCTTGCCTGATATGGAATATCTATTGTGTGGACTTCCACACCCCCTTCAGGGTCAACACCAATCATCTTCTTGGTCTTCAGGTTCTGCTGAAGTTCATCAAGATTATCACCTTGGAAACCTTTGACAACATGTAATGGATAATCAAAATCAGCAAGGTTATTTGAAAGACCACATGACATGATGTCATAGTCATCAATCAAATCTTTGATTGGTTTAAGTCCTGACCACTGTTTCTTGTTATTATCCAATCTGAAGAATGGAATAAAACCAAAGTTTTCATAATAGATGGAATCATCACCATCTTTCTTATAAACTACATGTGGTCTTGGGTTGATTGGTTCTGATTCATCAAGAATTAGTTTTCCTTCTTCTTCCTGCACATAGAATGTTGTCTGATTTTCATCCCACACCTGAATTCTTTTGATGACCTTGTTTTCCTTGGTTAGCTTGTCCACATACCAATAAATCACATAGGCACATCCATCATCTGTGTCCTTTTCTCTGACTTCTACAACACCAAGGGAATCTGCACATTCAAATGACAGTTTCCCATCTTTGTTCATGTAAGCATACATATATTCAAATCCCTTTGCCATTGTACCTGTCAGAACATCATTCAATTCACAGATAAAGTCATCATCAAAGTATTCATCCAATCTTGTCTGAAGTTCAGGAATATCAGAATGGATGATTCCATTTTCACCTGACAACATGTACTGCACTGCTTGGTCAACCAATTCAGTGAAGAATGGATGTGAAATCTTGACATTGCTTCTTGTTGTGTCTTCAACCAATTGTCCATCAGCATTGAAATAAAACATTCTATAATGCATGATGTCATGGTCTGCATCATAGTATTTTTGACCAATGGAAGCAAGGTTCTTCTTGATTGACACCTTGTCTTCCTGAATAAACTTCAGAATTTCATCTTCCTTTAACACATTTCTTCACCATCCTTTCTAATACAACCAAGCATTTCCAATGATGTCATCTTCCAACCCATAACGCATTGCATCCATTAAGTGGTTGAAATCATCAATTGGTCTGTTTAGTTTGTTTCCAAATTTATCTTTATCCCATGTATAGTTGGATATTTCTGTCAGGAAGTTGACACATCTTGGATGGACAATGATTTCAAGGTCTTGAATCCACTGTATTCCATTGTTGATGCTGTCTTTTCCTTTCTTTGCCCCCTTGATTCTTAGTCCAAGGGATTTCAATTCATCAATAGACTTTGGTTCAGCAGAATCACCTGTGAATTTCTCTTTTCCATATCCCATTGATGATAGTTCTTCATATATCTTCTTGTTGGATAAACCTGTTTTATAAAGTTCATCCCACACATACAGTTTCTTATTTTCCAAATCAAGAAACATGATTGGTGATGCTGAAGGGTCATTTGTATAACCAAAGTCAAGTCCACATCTTGTTTTGCAATTCCTTACATCATCAAGTGTGAATGCCTGTTCTTTCCAATTCTCATATACAAGACCATCAACAATTCCCCATCCACCAAGACCTGCAACTGCATATCTTCTTGGATTGTTCTTCTTCATCCTTTCAAACACCTGCAAGTCTGCTTTGTCCAACCATTCATTGCATAAATAGTTAGTAGTCAATGCAAGTGTATCAGGGTCAGGATTGTCAAAGAATCGTTTCTTCATCCAATGATGTTCATTCCAAGGGTTGAATGTCAGTGTTATCTGCTTCCATAGTCCATCAGGACATTCACCCCTGATTGATTCATCCAACATATCAAAATCAGCTTCAGACATGATTTCATACGCTTCTTCAATCCACATCCAACACAGACAGCCTTTATCAACTGCAATAGATGTGACTTTCAAAGGGTCATCCAATCCCCTGAAATATATCTTTTGACCTGTTGGAAGATATGTTGCTTCCAAAGGTGACAATGTGAACTGCCATAAATGGTCAACACCAAATCTGTGACATGCCCATTTCAAATCAGCATAACAAGAATCTTTCAAGGTTCTAAAGGTCTTTCTAATGACCAACAGATTTGATTCAGGATATTTCATCAGGTTGTAAATGTACCAAAGTGCTGTTGTCTTGGATTTCTTGGAAGCACGACTTCCTTTTACAACTCTGTATCTTCCTTTGAAGTTCCAAAACTTCTTATATCCTTTTCCAACGATATCAGGCAGGTGATAATATTTCTTATTCAAATTTATCACCTTCCCTTAACCTGAAACATCCATGTTCTTTGCATTTATGTACATCCATCAATCCCTGTGTCAATACACCATGATAATGTGTACAGTAAGCAACAGGATGATTGGTGAAATTTCCATCAATGCACCAATAAGAATTTTTGGTCTTTGGGACTTGATTCTTCTGTCTTTTTCGTCTTCTTTTTAGCTGTTCTTTTCTGTTGCCCTTTCCTTTCCCATTATTCCTGTGTTTATTCTTCAAGGTCTTCTTCACCCCCAAACACAGGAAGGACAACATTCACTGTTGCTGTGTTATCTAATGCCCCCTGCATTCTTGCAAGAAGCTGAATTGCTCTGATTCTGTCCTGATTGGATGCTGTTTTTGTCTTGGTGACTGCTTCAGAAATACCATCACCACATCCTTCAACAACAATCACTTCTTCTTCAGATTCTTTTAGAATGATTGATGTCAGGACTTCCTGCATCTGAATAGCATCAAGAATCTTATCATTCTTGACTTCTGTCTGAAGTTCTTTGATTCTCTGTTTTACTTCATCCAACATCAGCAATCTTGCACCCTGTGTTTTGGCATTCTTATCAGAATACCCTGCTTTGATAGCAGACTGTGTTGCATTTCCTGATGCAATGAATTCTTGACAAAATCTTTCTTGTCTTGCTGTCATCCCATGTCCTGACACCCCCTTCCTTTCTATTTTGCCAATGCAAAAAGACACCTGCCCTTTTCAGGGTGGTGTCTTTCACTTGTCTATAATTTATACTTTTTCACTGTATCAATTATACCATTTCTACTTCATTTTTACAATACATTTTGCTGAATAAATTCAGCTTTCAATCCTTTTTTTTAAGTTGCAAAGATTATTATATTTTGTGTGCATCAATGAACAGCATTTCTTCATTGAATATGCTTGGAAATAGTACAATTCAATGAATTTCCTTTGAAGTGTAGTATAATAAGAAAGGTTGACATTTGCACACATTATTTTATGTTCTTTCTGCATGTGTTCAAGGTTTTCTTTATCTTCAATCAACCTGATGACCGACTTTTCAAGTGAATCACCTGATGGACTTGTCTGAACACATTCCTTATCATATCTAATTGCACCGACTGTTCCAAATGAATCAATCTTCATCTGCAATTCATCAATGTCCTGTTTCAATTCTCTAATGTCATCAAGAATCAATTTTCATCACCGCCTGTCTTTTGTGTTCTTGGTGTTCTTACTAGAACACTACTACTATATATTTATTTTTTTCACCTAAAATCATATAAATATATAGTAAAATACAATAAAATTACTATTTTTATTTAAAAGTGAAAAGTACCAAGAACACAAAGAACACCTAGAACAGAAGTCTTGAAACCCTTGTAAATAAAGGCTTTTCGCTGTTCTTGCTAGTGTTCTTTGTTGTTCTTGCACACCCTTCAACCACTGCTGTGTTCTGTTCTTGGTGGTGTTAAAATTATAAGCACCAAGAACAACCAAGAACAGTTTATTCAATCAATTCCTTCATGTAAGGAAGACCACTAAGAACATCAACAAGCTGATGCCATTCATCCAACTTATGATGTGACCTTTGTTCAATGATTCTTGCCACCACTTCATAGTTCATCATGATTGTTCGCTTCTGATTGTATGATGATGGAAGAAGTTGAATCATCTGCCACCAATCAATTTTGTCATGATTCTGAAGGAAGTCCTGTCTTGCATTATTGATTGCATCAATGACCATGTCCACCACAATCAGGTTAGTCTTGGAAAGATGTTCTGTGCTGAAATCCTGCAAGGTTAAATCCCTGCTGTGAATCTTATGCATGGTAGAACAACTATTTGCAACAGTTCCAATCTTGTATGTGTCAAATTCCTTCCACCAATACAAAGGTGCTTCAATATCCATCCATACCTGAATCATTCTGTCATACTTCCTATGTTCTGTTCCTGCATTGAATAATGTCTTCATCAACTTCAGGTCATTATCACCTACTGCATAACATCTGAAGTTATCACATCTTCCAAGTCTATCTTCTTTATTGCAGACACCCTTTTCTTCAATTATTCCACATTTACCACAATCAACTGCATCATAACTGTCTGACTTGTCCCAACTGTTTTTGGGATTTCTCATTCCATGAATGGCAGGGTCAAAACCCTGCACATCCAAAATTTTACATTTTAACATCACTTCACCGCCTAACTAAAAATTATTAAAAATGTTAATAAAACCATACAAAATGAAGAAGTTTCATCATTTTTCTTTTCTAAATCACCATAAATTCCCCAAATAATGAAGATAAGTGCTAATTTTAAGAACATTAAATGTCACCTTCTTTTCTGTGAAGTGACCTGTCAGCACTGAATCCTTCAGGATATCTTGCTTTCAGCTTATCAATGTTCGTCTGCATTACATCATCCATGTCAAGGTCAAGTGCTTCACATGCTTCAGCAATCATCCAAAGACAGTCACCAAGTTCTTTCTTGATATGCTCTTTGTCAAATTCATGTCCCTGATATACCTTCTGAAGGATTCCTGCAACTTCACCTGCTTCTGAAGTAAGTCCAAACACTGCATGATGCAGTTTTCCTTCCTTGTTGTCATATGGAATACTGCATGTTCTCATTGCTAATTTCTGATATTCTTTTCCTGTCATTTTCTTACACCTTTTACAATCATCAAATGAAGCACCAAAACATCCATTACACTTCATTACATTGATTTCCTTTCTTTAATCTCTGCCATCTTTGCACTGTTCAATCTTGTATCACCATGTACCCTGCTATAAGAAAGATATCCATTCATTCTGTCAATCTTTGTCAGGTTCGTTGAACCACACACAGGACACACATCCATTTCAAGTTCCTGATGTCCACAATCATCACAATATGCAAGTGATAAGTTCACACCTTCATAGAATCCTTTATCCATTGCCCTTCTGACTAATGTCCTGATTGCATCTTTGTTGTAGTCAATCGGATATCTTACATATTGGATTTTCCCACCATTGCATAAATCCCAAAATCTACCTTCCAAATCCTGCTTCTGAATTGGTGTGATGTCTTCAGTCACATGACAGTGAAAACTGTTTGACACATAAGGTCTGTCAGATACATTTTCAATCACACCATACATTTTTCTGAACTGTTCAATCTGAAGACCACAAAGTGATTCAGCAGGTGTTCCATAGATTGCATATAACCAACCATCTTCTTCCTTGAATTCATTCACCTTGTCATTGATATACTTCAGAACATCCAACGAAAACTGTCCATCTTCCACAAGGGATTTTCCATTGTATAATTCCTGAAGTTCATTCAATGCTGTGATTCCAAAGGATGCAGTCATTGGTTTCAGCAATGGTTTGATTTTGTCTGTTGGTTTCAGGTGTCCACCATAGAAACCACCTTCACAATACTGAATTGGGTTTGTTGATGCTTTCATTTCACCAAGATAGTCATATGTCCTTTGATGAATCTTTCTAATCATGTTCAGATAATAATCAAGCACTTCATAGAAGTCTTTGCTTTCCTGTCTTGATTTTGCAAGAATCATTGGAAGATGAAGACTAACTGCACCAATGTTGAATCTTCCAACAAACACAGGTTTGTCTGATTCATCAGCAGGATGCATTCCACCTTCTTCATACCAAGGTGATAAGAATGCTCTGCATCCCATAGGGGAAACCACCCTTCCATATTTCTTATACATGGAAGCAACATATCCTTCACCTGTCAGTGATAACCAATCAGGATACATTGTTTTGGAACTGCATTCAATCCCTGCTTCAAAGACATCTTCGTTGATGCATCCTTCACCATGCAGATTTTCATCATACAAAAATACCAACTTAGGGAATAACACAGGCTTTTTGTTTCCTTCCTTACCCTGCCCCTTTGCATGAACTTCAAGGAATGTGATGGATGCCATCTTTCCAAATTCATCTGTTGCAAGACCAAATGTCATTGTGATGAATGGATAATCACCCCTGCTTGAACCAACTGTGTTCAGTTTCATTTCTATTCCTTGGAATCCCTGTTCAAAATCTCTTTTGACCTTTTGCATTGCATAGGTGTTTGCATTCTTTGATACATCATCTGAATCAAGTTCTGAATATGCTGATATCATCTGATAGTATTCATCAACATATTTCTTGAATGATTTCACCGCATAAGGTGAAAGAATCTTGTCCACTTCAGGAACAGTGAATCCACCATACTGCTGTGAAGCTGTTGAAAGAATAATGTCACCAAGTACATCAAAAGCAGTGTCAAGGGTCTTTGGTTCGTTATACCAAATATTTCCCATTTCAAAACCACCTGACATGACTGAACCAACATCACACAGACAGCAGTTCATTGTGTCCAATCTTGCAGATTGGTCATGTACATATATGTAACCATCCTTACATGCTTGAAGTTCTTCCTGTGTCATAAAGAATTTTCTGTACAGTCTTTTATTCAGGTCATTGAATATCAAGCATCTTTTAGTTGCTACCAATGTGCTGTCAGTGTTTGCATTCTCTTTGTCACCAATGAATCTGATGGATTGTGATTTCTGATATACCTTATCCATCATGTGAACAAAGTCTTTTTTATAGTTGCGATAGTCTTTATATGACTTTGCAATTCTTGGGTCAAACTGTTCCAATGATTCTTCCACAACATTGTGCATGTCTGCAATTGGAATCAGTTCTGTGTTCAGCAATGACAGTCTTAATTCAACAATATCCTTCAGTCTGTCAAATGCTTCATCATCAAGGTCAATCATGACCCTTTTTGCAGATTTTGTGACTGCATTCTTTATCTTCATGAAGTCATAACCTTCATGTGTTCCATCTTTCTTAATTACTTTCATGCAGAATCACCTTTCCTTCCTTCAGTGATTTCTGAACATCAATCACCCTTTGATTGGTAGAACCTGCCCAAGGATAATTGACATCTTTCAATTCTTCAATGAATTCACCATCCACAAGAACATCAACATATTTCATCACTGCTTTCATATATTTGTTATTCATGATGGTTTCCCAATCATATCCTGTGTAAATCCAAATAGTCTTAGTTGGAAACTTCTTTTTGATTTCCTGACACAGACAGAAAACTGTTCCTTTGTTGGTTGAAAATAAAGGATCACCACCGCTGAATGTAATTCCTGCAATGTGCTTCTTTTTCAGTTCCTTGAAGATTTCCTTCTTTGCTCTGATATCAAATTCAATACCATCATCAGGATTCCATGTCACAGGATTTTGACAACCCTTGCAATAATGACTGCATCCTGCCACCCAAAGAACTACACGCAAACCATCACCATTATTCATGTCATCTTTTGTAATGTTATGATAATTCATTAACAGTTCACCGCCTTTCCACCAAGTTCCACATACTTCTTCATGTACCAATCAGCTTTCTTCATATCTTCAGCACCATTCTTGAACACTGCCCTTTTTCTGTACTTCCATACATTCAACAGGCAAAAGTGCTTGACTGCTGTTTTCCCAAAGATTGCTATCATTTCATCAATACATTCCATTCCACCATCCTGACAATAGTGGGATGGATGATTGACAACATCTTCTGCAAATGATAACTGACCATCTGTTTCTTCATGTAATTCCATCATCCATCATCCTTTCTACTTAATAAAAATTATTGCTTTCTTACCATTCAACCTGACATCCTTTCTATCACATCCAAGGTGTTTCTTAATTTCCTTAGTGAAAGTCTGCATTGCAATTCTTGTGAATCCATTTTCATTGCAAAATGTGTCATACCTTGCAAACACTTCTTTAGTTTCATGGTTCAGAATTTCATCTTCTTCCACTTCTTCCAAGAATAGAAGAATTGGATTGTTGTCTTTTTCAAAGTTGTCAACTTCATCCTTGACCTTCTGTGATTCTGTGAATCCCTGATTTGTCAGAACTCTTTTCAATCCTTCAATACCAAGTTTTATCAGGTATTCTGCAACATCCTGTTTCTTCAGCTTCCAAGTGATTCCTGCATCAAAGTCATCATCATTCTTGCTAAATTTAGCATTGAATGGAATGATGACAAGTCTTCTTTTGATTGCTTCAAACCCTTTGTTTCTCATTCTTGGAATCTCATTTGCACTGAATAACAACTTGACTGTTGGTTTGAAGAAATATGCATCCTGACCTTTGTTTTCTGCTTTGATATCATTTCCACTGACAATCTTCTTGAACTGTGCAATGACCTTTCCTTGCAGGAATTCATCACTGATATCATCACCAATGTTTGCAAGTTTTCCAAACATGGTTGTTGTGCTGAATCGTTCACCAAGTTCATCCATATCAAGTGATACATAATTTGGTCTTCCAAGCACATTCTTCACCATATCCAAAAATGTTGATTTACCATTTGACCCTGAACCTGTCAGGAAGAATGATTTTGATAATTCATTTTGTCTGAAGAAGCAATATCCAATACATTCTTCAAGCAATGCCCTGATTTCATCATCCTGACAGGATATTTTGTTCAAGGTCTTATCACACAATTCACTGTATGCTTCAGGGTTATAGTCCCAAGGAATCATGTTTGTAATAACATGGTCAGGACTGAATGGAAGAAGTTCATCTGTTGCTAAGTCATAAAGACCATTCCTGAATGCAATCAGATTTGCATCTGCAACTTGTGTTTCTTCAGGTGTGATGATTTCCAAATACTTCAAGGTTTCCACTCTGTGATTTGCTTTCAGTGTTGGAATCAATTCAACCATCTTGGATTCAATGAATCTGTAACCTGATTTATAAATCCCACCATCATATACATGAAGTTGTCCCTGAATCCTTTTGATGTGATATTCATTCTTCATGTATTGACCAAAAGCATTGTGCAAGAATGTTTTCCCTTTATAGAAGATTGGTTTTGCAAATGCATCATCCCTTGTGATGACATCCATTTCTTCTTCTGATAATGCATCCTGAAAGATAAAATGATTGATGTTATCTAACACCCTTCTTATTGGTTCTCTGTCCAACATAAGCTGTGACTGAAGAATCAGGATGTATTTGAACAATTCATCATTCCTTCCATCCCCTTCCTGCAAGTCTGCAAGATTGATGGTTGTATTCACAGGAATCAATTCATCAGGAACTTCATCAATGTTATCAGGTTCAAAGGATGGTGGGAATCTATCAACACCATTGACCCTTAGTGGTATGTATGTTGAACCTGAATGAATATCTGCAATCAATCCAACTGCAAGTTTTTTATCCTTTCCACCCTTTTCAATCCTGTGTTCTGTGTCCTTCCAATAACTGTGAATGTGTCCATTTTCAGGATTTTCAAGAATCAAACAATTCCAATTGTTCTTTTCTGCCATGTCCCAAAACTTTTGTGACAGTTCATCAGTATCAAATGAAATATCAACAAAGTCCTGATTCAGGATTGCACCAAATGACTGATTCCCTTGAACATCATCCCATGAAAGAAGCTGTGCATCCTTGACCTTCATGGTTGCTTTCTTTCCTGTGCCTGTTGCATAGCCTTTGAAGACCATGCTGTTTCCTTTCCAATCCAATCAATTTCACCTTCTTCCTTCACAAATTCCAAAACCTGACAATCTGTCATAAGCTGTGTTTATATACCACTGCTTGTTTAATTGTCTTGGAACTTTGACACCATTCACTTCATCATTGAAGATGAAACAGTGTTCAGGTGTTCCTTCAACCTTTGCTTTGCTACCATCTTTTTTTATTTTCCAAAGTCCACCATCAGATTCATTTACTGATGAAAAGACCCTAACACATTTTTCATTCAGTCTTTTGGTATTACCAACAAACCTTGTGAATGTCTTCAACCTGCCTGTTGCAGGATTGATTGCTTTGTGTTTTTCCCAATGTCCACCATGCATGATACAGTCATACTTTGATGATATCTTCTTGACCATCTGAAATTCCTTCAGGTCTTGACATCCATTGATAGTTGCTTCAATTGGGATTCCCTTGACCAACCTATCAACCAATGCTTTGTTTATGATTGGAAGGTCATAGTCAAGTGGTGACAGTTCTTTCACATAAGCACCTTTTCTTTCCACCTTGCCATTGCTGAAGATGAACACATAATTGTTGACATCCTTTTCCCAAATAGAACTGATTTCATCAAATTCCAATTCCATGTTGCAACGCTTTTCCCATTCATAACAAATATCATCCATCTGATTGAATGCTTCATCTGTATCAGGAAGACTGATAATCAAACCATCTGTGTTTGACTGAATCAATTCAAATCCATCAATCACTTCCAAATGTTCTATCAGGTCAATCAGCATCAACTGACCATTCAGACAGATAAGATTTGCATTTCTTGGGTCATATGCTAAAGAATTTCTTGCTTTGCTGATTCCATAAGTTCCATTTATGACAATCTTCAATGGTGCTTGTTCTTTCTTTTTACCTGCATGTTTCAGTTCAATTCTTCTGTCATAAATCATCTTGAACTTTTCAGGTTTCCTGCTGTTTCGTGTAAGCAGGTTATGGAATATCATCAATCTTGGATAGAAGGAAGCAACATCAACATGCCATATCTGCCTACCATGTCCAAGGTTCTGATATTTTTCTTTTCCTGCATGGATTCCACCCCAACTGATGTTGTGTTCAATCCCTGCTATAATCATGTTCAATGATTCTGAATAAACTTCTTTTTGATTGGTTTTCCCTTTCATTGACATATAGAAGTCTATTGCTTTTCTGTATTTCTTAATTTGTATGCAAGGAAGCACAAACAGGTCAAATTCATCATCCCTTGTGACCTTTTCACATTCCAAAATCTTTGCACTAATCTGTGCTTTAGTTAGTCCAATGTCCCTGATTGATAGAACTTCAGGGAACATCTTTATTAGTGACATGATTGCATCAAAGTCTGCTTTCCTTTGCATGAATACTTCAACAGTCTGTTCCACATCATGTCTACAATATTTAACAGTTTCCTGAAGTTCTTCTTCAGTCAGCTTCCTTGGAATATCAAATGGAATGGATGATTCCTTCACCATGTTTCCAAGTGACCCTTCAAAGAACTTCAGTCCCCTGTCAATCTTTGCTTGGAACACATCATATGACAATAATGGAATTGACCTGAACAGATTTGAAAATGTCCAACCTGCTTTTTCTTTGATAATAATGTAGTCATTGATTTCCTTTGGATTCATGTCACAAAGGATTCCTTTCAGGATGTAATCATCATAATGATGATTGTTGAATCCAACCCATATATCTGTTTTGTGTTCCTGATAGAATTGTTTAAGGTCAGAAGGTGAATTGATGATGACATGTTCTTTTCTGTTGTCCATATCAAGGATGACCACAAGCCAATCCTTGATAAATACTTCAAAGTCAAAGAACAGCATCAGATTCACCGCCTTTCTTTATACTTCATACACATCTTTGATTTTGAATGTGTTATAGCCTTTCTTGTTCTTGCCATATTCAAGAAGGAATTCAAGACTTCCATCAATGGATTCCATCATGTCCATAATCATGTCATTGTACTGACCATATGTTTTGAATTCCACTGTGTCATTGACATCAAGACTTCTAAGGAACTTGTTGACCTGTCCAATCTGCCATCCTTCTGTGATAAGCTGATTCATGAATAAGCAACTGTTTTCAAAGTCACCTTCAAGGATTCTGAACTGAACTGTGAACATTGGTTCACCTGCATGTTTTTCTGAACCACATTCCTTGATTTCCATCTTGTCAATCTTAACTTCATATGTACCAACAGGTACTTCACGATAGTCACCCTGACCACCATTTGCTTCTGCTTCAGCAATATCTTTCTGAAGTCCTTCTGTGTCCACATTCTTATCCCATTTATCAAAAATACTCATTTCATTCACCTTTTTAACCTTTCTTAATCATTTAACATATTTGCAATTCCATTAAGGAAATCAATAAAACCACCAACAACAGCATCTTCAAGTGCTTCTTCATTGGATTTCTTCAATCCGCTGTCACCCTGTTCTGTTGCTTTCTTGAACAGTTCATCAGGATTGACATCTTTCATTGCATCAATCTTTTCAACATCCACAACTGATTTCATGATTTCTGCACCAACTGTCTTGAAACCTAAGTCTTCAATATCATCCATGAAGACATCAAGCAACTTAGGATTTCTAATCATTTCTGTTTTCAGAATCATTGTGATTCCTTTGGTTGCATCCTTTGCACCATATCTGTTTCTGACATCCACAATTGTTTCAACAATGTGGTCATAAATTCCTGCTTCTTTTAATGCTTCAATAAATTTCTTCATGATTATCTTTCCTTTCTTGTTCTTCTTTTTCTTGCAGGTTTTTCTTCCCCTGCACCTGACAACTTCTTGATACCTTCACCAAATTCTTCTTTGGTGATGACCTTCATGACTTCCACACCATCAACAATCATGTCAACAGAATCACCTGCATGTTTCATCACATAATTGTCATTTTTGATGTCATGGAAGTATGTATCTGCATCCAAAACAACTGTTTCTGAATCAGTGTTGGTTGTTCCATCCTGAACAGGTTCATCAGAAGATTCTTCAACATGTTCTGACTGTGTACGTGATTTTCTTCCCCTTCTTGATGGTGTTTCTTCAGCAGTTTCTTTTGCATCATTCTGAATTTCTTCAGCATGTTTGGCAAAAAAATTTGCTTCATCATACACTTTCAAAAGTTCATCCCAATCCAAAGGAATTGATGTGGTCTTGATGTTCTTTAATCTTCCACCGCCAAAGATTACTTCATTGGATTTGAAATTCAATGTTCTTGTTTCATCATCTTCCACAACTACCCTTGCCACAATGTCAACCATACCTGCAATTTTATTTGCAACCTTATCTGCAATGTTTGGTTTGATTGCTGTGATTTTATCACCTGACTTCTTTGTGATGTCCTTTGAAGTATCTTCATGAGAAATCAACACAATGTTTTCATAGTCAAGGTTCATCAATCTTCTGATGGTTGATAAGAATTCTGTTCTTACCTTGTCCCATGCCCTGAAGCTGTCATCTGATTCATGTGTGATACCTAATCTGTCATACATGAATAATCTGCATGATTCATAAGTATCTTCAAGAAGGTCAACAATAATGGTCTTAAATCCATTCTGACCTGCTGTCTTTTCAAGTTCATCAATAGCTTTTTTGAAGACATCCCATGCAAGAATCTTCTGTCTTCCTTCCATTGTGTCCTTGATAGGTAAATACTGCATAGTAACAAACTGAATATTTCCATCAGTGTTCAGATTTAATGGTGAAGGTGCTGAATCCATAAATGTTGTCTTTCCTGAAAATGCACCACCATAAATCCATAATTTTCTTTTGGTTGTCTTTCCAACCTGTCTTCTTTCTGCACTTGGTAAAATCATATAGTCCAATCCTTTCTGACAATAGTCTTTATATTCACACCAATCACACAAATAAGATTCATTCTTTTCACACTTATCTGTAAGACCAATGTTCATACACGTTTCATAAAAATCTGCAACCTTGGAAGGGGCATAAACCACTTCTTTGATTTGAATTTCCTTTGCTTCAAGTTCTTCATAGATTCTGTTCCTGAAGTCCTGAAGCGTTTCTGTTTTCTTCTGTCTAATCTGAACCTTTGGAACAAACACAAAATACATTTTTCTGATGTGCTTTCCTGTGATTCTTTCAAAGAAATATTTATATACATGCAACTGTCTTGATTCCATGTAATGGTCAATGTTGTTTGAATACTTAAAATCATATAAATCAAACTGACCATGTGGAAGACCTGCATCATGCTTGGTACATGGAACAATCAAGTCTGCTGTTCCTTCATAAACATCATTCTTGAAATTGACTTCATGAAATCCTTCAGGAAGAAGTTCTTTCATTCTTGGAATCCAATATTCAAGTTTGATGATTTCATTGATGTGTGCATCTGTGATGATAGGATATGAATCTTTGTATTCCTGAATAGCTGTTTCCATATCCTTTTCCATGCCCCTGTGAATTGCTGTTCCAAGAATCAATGGATTTGCAGGGTCATCTGTTGGAAGCACTTCAATGTTTTGTCTGTATCTGAAACCAAATCTTGCAGGACAATTTTCAAAACATTCTGCTGTTGAAAAATGAAAATTATCCATCTGACCACCTTCTTTTCAATAAGTCATAATTGTATGCAGTGTTTGCATCATTCACCTTCAAGCAGTCAATGAAGTTCTTGAACAATTCAAAATGGTCAGGATAAAGAAGAATTCCATATCCACCTGCTTCATCAATCTTCTTCAGGTTGTGAATCTGAAGTGGTGAAGGTTTTCCATTCTTTGCCTTGACTTCAATCCCAAGGAATCTTCCATTGCAACATGCAAGGATATCAGGAACACCTGCTTTGGTGAATTCACCACCGCCCCAATATTTAATGAAATAGCAGTTATTCGATTTCAGGAAAGACTTGATTCTATTTTCAAAATTCTTTTCTGATGCCATATTAACCACCTAACTTTGGACAAATACAATCCCATTGATAATCTTTGAAATGCAATTCTTCATCCTTCACAATCTTTCCATCTATGATTTCAATAACCTGATTGAATTCCATTCCCATTTCAAAAGCATGTATTTTCATATCAACATGATATTTGATACAGGTTTCAAGAAGTTCAGAAGCATTGATTCCCCATGCAAATTTAGAATCAAATACTACAACTAAAATTTCATCATCTTCATGGTCTGAAAGATATACTTCAACACCTTCAACAAATCCCCTTCTTGTATTTTCAATCCAACATGTTTCTTCTGAATAAATATCACCATATTCATTCAATGATAACTTTTCACGTTCTTCACCAAGGAATCCAACAGGATGTAAACCTTCAAGGATGAATGTTTTCAGGCTTGCTTTTGTTCCACGAACCTTCAAACTACCTTTACACCAATTTGGCATATCATTCACCTTCTTTCTATTTCACTGTAATTCTTACTGATGCACTGACATTGGAAGTCTTTGAATATGCTTCAGCAATATCAGGATGGTCTGCTTTCAGCTTCTTGGAATCAATGGTTGTTCTTGTTGTAGGTGCTACATACAAGAATTTGACTTCAGGTGTTTCAAATGACTTCACACCATAAGTTTCCATTGCTTCCTGCAACTTCTTCTTCATAACCTTTTCCTGTTCATCCAATTTCTTTTTCTGAACTGTAATGTCTGTGATTGCTTTTAATACATCAGGAACTGCTGACTGAATCACCTGAAGGTCAGTTTCTTCAATCTGTTCTTCACATTTTTCTTCCATTTCACCACAAACATCTTCACAAGTATCTTTCTTATCACAGAAGAAACAGCAATTTTGACATTCTCTGTTTTCTTCCATTGTGATTTTACATTTCATCATAATATTCACCTTCCTTTTCTAATCTTTCATAATATGGTTCTGTGTCAGTCACCCAACCATTTGCATACAATACAAGACATATCCATGTGAAATTAACCAACATGATGACATATGGTTGCCAACTAATAATGCAGTCAATCCAACATATCCAATAAATCAGCGAAAACGCATTCAATGCAGTCAAGGCTTTGATTACAAAATTATGAATTTTTCTTTTCATCTTCTTTGAACAATTCATCTGTGAAATCCTTCCTTTCTTCTAATGTGTGCAGAATTTGTTCATCAACTGTCCCCCTGCAAATCATCAGATAATAGAAACATGTTTTTTCCTGACCAATCCTGTGAATCCTTTTCTTGGACTGTTCAAAATCTTCTGATGACAATGGAAGCGAAAAATAAATGATTCTGTTGCACTTCTGAAGATTCAGTCCTTTGGATGCTGATTGATACTGACATAAGGTCACACTGTTTGATTCCTGTTCATAGGCTGTCAGGTCTTTGGTGTGTCCATTGATTTCTGAAATTGGTCTGTCAAGTTCCTGACATATCTTCTTCATGTTCCATAGTTCATCATTGAATGAATAGAATACAATCAATCTTTCCTGTGTTGATTCAACCAAATCCCTGAATGCATCCAACTTGTTTTGATTGAATTGACTGCATATCTGTCTGCTATAAAGCAGTTTTGTTAATGATGTATCACCAACCAATTCCTGACCTTCTATTGTTACAATGCAATCCTTCTGAAACTTCCAATATTCTTTAGGTGCTTTCAATCTGATGTGTGTGAATACCTGTTCAGGTAATTCATAACATTCTTCAGTCTTCTTGAATATTGCACCATGTTCACGCATTTTGGATTTCAACCTATCAATGTTTTTATATGGGTCTTCTTTGTCCACAATCTTGTGTTGAAAACCACCTGAATCAATTGTTGTCCAATTCACATATTGCCTGTTATACAAGTCTTCTGAAATCTTCCAACCTAACAGGTGGACTTGTGTCCATAGATTTTCATATTTACCACCAACAGGTGTTCCTGAAAGAAGAATCACATGTGCAGGTTTCATCTTCAGGATGAATTTTGTCTGCTTTGCTTTCTGATTCTGTATCAAAGATGATTCATCAAGCATCAATGTGAAATCATATAAGTCAAGCAATTCTTTTCTTCTCCAAGCCAATTCATAATTGATAACACCAACTATGAAGAATCTTTGTCCTTGTGACAGTCCATGATATTCACCAAGCTGTTTCTTATTGGTAAGGTCAAACACCTGCATCTGATAGTTATCTGTGAAGTGTTCCACCCAATCCTGAACCTTTGATTTCTGACACACAATCAAATTCACTTTGCATCCAAATCTTTTCATCATTTCTGACCCTGTGAATGTCTTACCAAGACCCATGTCATGATAAACTGCAATGTTGTCAAAATCCTTTGTTTCCTGCAATGCTTCTTGCTGATGTGGAAACAGGGAAATCATATCTTGATGCCTGTCACATCTTCAAAGATTTCTTTGTCAAAGTTTGGTATTGCTTTGATGATGTTTTTGTATCTTTCAGAAAGTGAATCCCACCATAACTGTCCACACTCTGATTCATCAAGAATCTTTAAGTAACCATCAACAACTTCATATTCAGGATGCTGTTCTTTTTCTTCATCAGTCATATCATCTGACAAAATCCAATCAACAACATTTCTTGGAATCTGATTCAACAGATATCTTGCATCTGAATTTAACCAATCACGATAAGTCCAATCTGAAGGTTTATTGAATAAGAAGATTTTTGGTTCTTCTGTGTTAAAGCATCCATTGGAAAAGTTGGTCTTGTTCCAATCACCGCTGTTGCGATTACCGCTGTTCCAATCACCGCTGTTGCGATTACCGCTGTTGCAATTACCGCTGTTCCAATCACCGCTGTTGCGATTACCGCTGTTGCAATCACCGCTGTTGCGATTACCGCTGTTGCAAAGACCTGCGTTTCCTTTTCCAAGGTTGACCATTCTTAAAACATCTTCCCAACTGATTTCTTCAACAATCTGAATCTTGTTGGTGCAACATTTGCTATCATCTGATTCTTCATCAATTTCACCCAATGCAATGACCTTTGCAACTTTGTTGTCAGGATTGAATGGATAATAATTGAAGCAGTCCTTTAACTCTTTGCAAAAATGAAATCCTCTGTTGCAACAAGAAGGTGTGACATCTTCTTCAAATGTCTTTCCTACTTCATATTGAAATCCCCTGCATGTCCAATCAGGTTCAAAAACTTTATAACCTTCCATAATGTTCTCCTTTCTATGACACAGTAATTCCTGTGTGTTCTGTGAATTTTTGTGGACTAATGTAATAAGTCCATTGTGTTGACATCTTGACTGCATAACCAAAAGGGAAGATTCCCTTCTGAAGACCTATCCTGATGAACTGTTCTGACACATTCATCAGTTCTGCAACTTCTGAAACTGATATTCTATTCTTCATAATCTTCTGTGTCAGTGATTTCAAGGAACTCTTTAATTCTCTGAAGCTGTTCCTGATTGGTTCTTTTACCTTTCAGTAAATCAGATACATAAGAAATTGTGATTCCTAATTCATTTGCAAGGTCTGTCATTGTCATATCCCTATCAATCAATGCATGTCTGACCTGCTTTTCAAATTCTGACATCATTTTCACCTACCTTTCTTATATAATTTGTTCAGCAAGTGCGTAAAAATTCAGCATAAAATATTGACAAATTGCTGAAGATGTTCTATCATATGAAGTACCACCAACATATATTTAAAACATCAAGCGACTTTTGTTTATATCAGTCTGCTGAATTAGTTCTGCACCTGACACTATGTATATTAGCAGTTCTTCAGCAGTTTGTCAACACTTTTCGCTGAATTTATTCTGCACTTTTTAAGAAAGGGGAATTGCTATGGAATTTATAGACAGAATCAACCAATTATGTAAGGAAAGAAAGATTTCAAAAAGACAGTTAGAAAGGGAAGCAGGTCTTGGTGCAGGGTCTTCATCTAAGTGGAAGACATTCACACCAAATAATACAACTATGACCAAACTTGCAAATTACTTTGGTGTTTCAATCAGTTATCTGACAGGTGAATCAGAATATAAATCTGAACAAGAAGCAATGTGGGATGCACAGTATAATTCAGAAGCATTATCAGATGAATCAACAAGGATTGAAAAAGGATGCAGGATTCCTGTTCTTGGTCAGGTAGTTGCAGGGATTCCAATTGAAGCTATTGAAGAAGTATTGGATTGGGAAGAAATACCATTCAGACTTGCACAGACAGGTGAATTCTTTGGTCTTCAGGTCAAAGGTGATTCCATGTCACCAAGAATGCAAGCAGGTGATGTTCTGATTGTCAAACAACAGTCTGATGCAGAATCAGGTGATATTGTGATTGCACAAGTGAATGGTGACAATGCTTGTGTGAAGAAGCTATTGAAACAGGATGATGGAATTGTTCTTCAATCTTTCAATCCTACATATGCACCAATGTACTTTTCCAACAAAGACATTATTGAAAAGCCTGTTCAAATCATTGGAAGGGTCATTGAAAACAGACAGAAATTCTAAGAAGGGATGTGATAATATGTCAATGCGATTCAGGAAGACAATCAAATTAGGGAAAGGTGTGAATCTGAATTTTAATAAGAATTCTGTTGGAATATCTGTTGGAAGTAAAGCAGGAAGAATCACTGTGAATTCTAAAGGAAGAAGGACAACAACCATGCATACACCAATCAAAGGTGTCAGTTTTGTCAATACACAGTCATCATCATCATCAAATAAAACACCTTCAGAAGCTGTTTATGTTATACCAAAAGAAAAGAAGGAACTGAAGACAAGTAAAGGAATGATGATTGCGACAATATTTCTTGGATGGTTAGGTGTCCAAAGATATGCATCAGGTCAAATTGGTTTAGGAATTCTTTACACCTTGACCTTTGGACTGTTTGGAATCGGATGGATTTATGATATTTACAAGGAAATCAAGTTCGTGCTGTTCTAGGTGTTCTTTGTGTTCTTGGTGTTTTATCTATAATACTTTTAAGAAAATAAAGATGAAACACCAAAGGACTAAGAAAAAAAATAAATATATATAGTAGTATACAACCAAGAACACCAAGAACAACGAACAACCAAGAACAAAAAAATAAGACCCAACTATTGGAAGTAGTCAGGTCTTATCAAAGGATTGTGCTATACACACAAATTTAACCAAAATAAGTATAACACAACCCTTTGTTAAAGTCACCCAATTTTAAGAAAGGATGTGTTTATTTATGCGTTTACCAAATGGTTTTGGAAGTGTTTATAAGTTATCAGGCAATAGAAGGAAACCTTGGGTTGCAAGGAAGACAACAGGATGGACTTTTGATGAAGAAAAACAGAAGTCTTATCCAATCTATGCCTTTGTGGGATATTATGAAAGTAGAAAAGAAGCATTGACCGCCCTTGCAGAATACAACAAAGACCCTTATGATTTACACCATAACACAATCACCTTTGCTGAAGTATTTGAAAAGTGGTCTGAAGTGCATTTTCCAAAGGTATCAGAATCAAATGTGAAAGGATATAAAGCATCATTCAGGACATGTGAGAAATTACATAACATGAAGTTTGTGGAAATCAAACTTGACCACCTGCAACAAGCAGTTGATGAATCAGGAAAAAACACACCAACACTGAAGAAAATGAAAATCATGTTTGGTCTGATGTATGATTATGCTGTCATGCATGAAATTGTGACTGCTGATAAAAGGGACATGGTCAGATATGTTGATATTACTAAGGCAGGAAACCCAAATGCATACAACAGGAAACCATTCAACAAGAAGCAAATCAATATGGTTTGGAAGGTCAAAGATTCTAATACATATTATTCTGTTATCCTGATGCTGATATATACAGGTGTCAGAATTGGTGAATTGCTTGACCTGAAGAAGGAAGATGTTCATCTTGATGAAAGATGGTTCTATGTAAGGGAATCAAAAACAGAATCAGGAATCAGGGAAGTTCCAATTGCTGAAAAGGTTGTTCCATTCTTCCAATATTGGTTAGACAGGGATTGTGAATATCTGATTTGTACACCTGATGATAAGCATTTTCTTTATAGAAACTATTATGATAGTTATTGGACACCATTGATGGAAGAATTGAAACTTCAGCACCGCCCACATGACACAAGACACACCTGTGTATCATTGCTTACTGAAGCAGGTGTTGATGAAAGAATAATCAAGAAGATTGTTGGTCATAAGGGACAAGGTGTCACTGAAACAGTTTATACACATATTGAATTGCCATTCAAACTTGAAGCTATAAACAAGATATAA